TACTTTCGTGTTGAGAGTTTTATTTGCTCGGCTCACCTTTCGGATTATTTGCGAGGCTCACACTCTCTAATTCTTTTTCTTTATTTAATTTATACTATAAGTCTATATGCGGGCACTGACATTTTGCCACTTATTCTCGGGCGTGTCTAAATAAATCTTTGTGAGTTATACCACACTCACGCTCAAGGTCATATATCTATGTGCGGACTATATAGACAAATCGGACATCTGAAATATGTGTATCATACAAATTAAAAATTTATTAACATTTTGATAAATCTTAAATAGCAGTCAACTAAAATATATACTGGTATAATTAATAAATGAAAATAAATTCTAAAGAAGCACGTACAATCCTTGACACAAATAACTACGTAGTATTTAGAAATTATGCTACTCCACCAGATGCATCTTTATTTGATAAAGCATTTAGCTGGAGGCCCGATGTAAATAATAGTGATGATGGTAAATCTCTGGCTTCAATGAAAAAGTTGCCTGATTTTTTTTATGAAAACGAAAATGTAAGTAATTTTATAAATGAATGCTCAAATTTTTATGGCGTAAAAACTACACCTTTAATTATAGAGGGACGGATTGATGGGGAGGGAACAACTAAACATTCAGATGAATCCGATGTAATACATTGGCAATGCATGGGAAAATCAGAGTGGACTATGTATGACAATCCAACAGAAGGATCTGAAACAAAATTTATGTTAAATGCTGGAGATGTTGTATGGTTTAAAAAACACCAAGACCATTCTGTTGAAAATTTACAACCCAAATTTTCTATTATTTTTATGAGTAATGATATATTAAAGGATTTTCTTACAAGACAATATGCTGCGGCAGGACGGGAATTTATATAATATGAAAAATGTTTATATGATTAGTGATTGTCATCTATCTAGGGCAATAGAGCATTACTATCCAGAAAAGCACGATGTGACATTTATTCCTTGGCCTAAAGCTGCTAAAAAAATGCATGGATTTAGTGTTGAGCAAATGCGGGAAGAAGATGAAATGTCTTCTGGAGTAGAAATTGCTAGAACTGTTAATCATATGCCACAGCCATTCTCAATCATTAAAGATGATGGCATATTGGCCTTATGGATGGGATATGTTGATACTAGAACATTTTTACCTAAATATAAAAATGCGGACAATACGGTAAAATCGTTCATTCAGAACATAAAGGACAATTTCCCTAATTCTAAAGTAGTTGTAATAGAGCCATTGCCTCAGTTTACTGAGATGCTTTTAAAGCATGAAGGTATTAGTCCATATTACACACATGAGCAGAGGATAGATCAGAATAGAGAGTTCTTGGCTGCATTACACAAGTATTCAAGTGAAGCTGGATTTGAGATAATTATTACTCAACAAGATATATTAGATTCATTAGGAGTTCCTGAGTTAACTCCATCTATGACACATACAGATGCTCCACATCCAGTAGATGGATTAAAGCCTGAGCATATGGAAAAGATTTGGAAATTGTTTTCAGATAGACTTAGTATTATTGCAGTTGACTAGAATATTATGTATAGTATAATTAATCTATGATTAGAAAATATTTTAAAAGGTGGATGATACCTACATTGCTATTCTTTTCTGCAAGCATATTCTTAGCTGATCAAATTAGAAAAATGGGCGGGATAAAAGATATCTTTGATATAGATGACGAAGATGACTTATAATAGATCTAAGGTATATATATTCCTAATTAGATTATCCTTGTCTCTTATTAGTCTATATCTCGTCCTACTTGCTTCTGGGAAATTGTAGAATATTCACGTAAAGGGTTATTTTGGCCCTCCCCGTCCTGACATAGGCAAATAGCCTAGTAAAGGCTTAGAGAGCCTGTAGAGGCTTTATATGGGGTATTCCAGGAAGTTGCTGTAGCTTAGATAATATGTTTCACATGAAACAATATATTACAGTTGACTAAAATATGTTCTTCTCGCCGACGCACTTTTTTTCGCACTATATGGTATTTAATGTTCTTTAAATTCACCCATATATGCATCAGATAGCTCTATACCCTCTAGACCAGAAGCCTGATATTTTTGAATTCTATCTCTGCTAAACTGAGGATTTTCTTTTAGTGGTTTCATCCATATGGCAGTAAATTCTTCTAGCGTAAGATTATCTTTATCTTTAATTTGCTCATAGTACTCTGGAGTCTTGTAGTTATAAAAAGATCCAGGATTATCTTCTGCCTTTAACACAAAGTTTGAGAAAGCATATCTTCTACCAGATGTGACTGGATTAACTCCGTGAGCGTGTGGCGAAAATGCCCCGTGAATTATTAGATCTCCTCTTTCTGGCTTTATTTTTAAATTATTTGCTGCGGGAACTCCTTCAGATCTGTTTCCGTCTTTGTCTATGTTTACGTAAAATATTTCTCCGCCTTCAAAATCTCCAAAATATGCAACTAAGCCAAAATCTAATTCACAACAAGTTTTCCAAACGTCTACTTGGGAAAGTCTGTGACATTCTCCTTTCCCAGGAGAATCAGAGTGTGTAAACATTCCCTCGTTCATTTCTGGGGTAATAATTAATACGTTGCCTTGAGGATGCATAACATACTCTGGATACAAAAGCTCGCTTGCCTTTTCCCAAAGTGGATGTATGGAAGCAAGTGGGGGGCTAATTTTATTAGAATACCAGCTGATTAAAGTATCTCTATATTTTTGTTTCAGATCGTAATCTTTTAACTCGTCTTCTACAGTCTTGCACTCTTCGTCTGTATAAAATCCTTTAAATATAAACACTCCGCTTTGTGTGCCGTAATCATCTGGGAAAAATGAAGCTTTTATACAGTCTTCTCTGTCGTAAAACATTATTTACCCACTATTCTTTTTAAAAATTTTTCAAATTTTGATTGATGATTTTTATTATCGTGTTTAAGCTTACAGTCATCCTTACATACTTGAGGATGAGTGAATTGTGGACTTCTCATAAATTTAGCAAAATGGTGCACCATAGTAATATATATTATATCATGCAAACCCCCTACAGAGGCGGATCCGTAAGGGGTTTGTGCATCTTCATGCAATCAGGGAAATTTTACAATCTCAACCTGAATATTAATTATAATATATTATCAGAATTAAGTCAACGCTTAATTACAAAAGCCTGCTGCGTACTAAATTCAATTATGTTTTCTCTTCCAAAAAAATCTACCATTGCTTTTTTTGCCCCAACGGTTTTGCTTGAGCCAAAATCGTCACAAATTAGAACCCCGTCGGGCAGCAATCTGTCCCAAAAATATTCTATAGATTGTTTTGTAGGGGCGTAAAGGTCAACGTCAATGTGTACCAAAGAGTATTCTAGTTCTGGGAGTAAACTAAAAACATCGGGAACCCAACCTTTAAGTAAGTCAACATTGTTAAACTTATTTAAATAATTTTTTGCATTTGAAATATCACAGGATAGAGAACCCTTAACAAAATAATTAGTATCTATTCCTGGGGTTGGCTCCGAAACACCCTCAAATGAATCTATTCCTACAAATATTTTTTTGCAATAATCTGCCATAAAATACATAGACATTCCAGCATAAACACCTATTTCGACAAAGTTAGAATTTAGCCTCTGCTGTCTTTTTGCAAATTGTTGTAAAACATAAAGCCTTTCATTAATTGGGTCTTCTATAGAATTATCAAAATTTCCTATAGCCATAAATTCTTTAAAACATTTTTTAAAGTCTTCGTCATTGGCCCAGACATTAGTTCTTGATATCATCTATATCTTCTGCTGGTGAAAATGATGGAACTGGCCCAAGTAAGTACCCTGCTTCGTGATAAGATACCATTTTTTGCGTATCTTCCGATCCGACTATTTTATTTGAAATAAGACTTAGTAAATCATAAATTCTGTGTAGCATTATATAGTTAACCATAGGCAGGTTATCTTCTAAATTATTTGTTTCCGTCTTCTGGTCTTCCTGCATCTAACCACCAAATTTCTCTACCCATAGCATCCGTTTCGGAAACTGTGTCATACTCAAAATTAAATTCTTTTTTGTTCATCTACTAATTCTACTATATTTTCATACTTGGATATGCCCATAGTATTTTTATAATCACATTCAAGGCAATATAGATATATAAGAGACTCTCCGTCTCCATTACATAAAAGAGAGCCCTGATCCTGTGGGCATAAAAGCTTAGGAACAAGGCCCTCTTCAGAAAGTTTAATGTAAGTAGACACGTACTGTATCCTCATTACACTTCCTTTCTAACTGTTTGGGAACTTTAAATAAAATTCCTGTGCTCTTGGGGTTAAACCCTTCCAAGCTGACCAATCAATTCCGCCATCGGTCATGTAATACGCTATCTCTGCATTTTTAGTTGGGTCAAACAATGACTCGTTTGACTTTAATTCAAATTTTTCTTTACGATCTACGCCGAGTTTACCCAACATATTGATCTGAAAAATTCCGTAAGAACTGTCTCCAGTATTCCTGTTACCATTATATGCTAGTGGTCGTCCGTTAGACTCCCGCTTAGCAATGGCCCAAGCCGTTTTAAGGGCTTTTCCTTCAAAGCCTACTGCTTGCAGTAGTTCTTTCAGTTCAATGTCTGAAAGCATTTGTGAAGGCTTGTAAACAGTATTGCTGTACTTCTCTAAGGTTTCTTTCTTAAGTTGTACTTCTGTCTTTGGTTGTACTATTAAAGCTTGTGCACTTGTTGCATTAACTGTGTTGGAAAATAAAAACATTACTGTTAATATAATCGCAGCATATTGATGAACAATATCGCTTAAGCTTTTCTTTATATTCTCCATTGGCATTTCCTCCTTTAGAGATAGCGAAGTATAATCATACCATTGTAAGCAAGAATATGTCAAATAATTTTTTCTTGACAAAGAATCTATATTTAGTATACTTCCATAGGGGGGTCGGGGGGTCAGCAAATCAAACAAATCAAAATATATTATATATACAGTATTATATATTACAGTTAACTAAAAAACAACAATAAAAATATTTTTTCTTTTCTTTTAGAAAAAAGTTTGATACACTTATACCTCACTCAAAATAATTAATCCGTAAATCGGAAGAAAAAGGCGACAAATGAAAAATACTATTAATAATCCTTATGAAAATTTTATTGCACTTTCTAGATATGCTAAATGGGTAGAGGCAGAATCACGTAGAGAGACATGGGGAGAAACAGTAGATAGATATTTTTCTTTTATGACAAATCATTTAAAGCAAAATTATAATTATATTCCAAATGAAAAGCTAGTTGCGGAATTAAAAGAGTTCGTGTTTGAAAGAAATGTAATGCCATCAATGAGAGCAGTAATGACATCTGGCGCCGCACTAGAAAGAGATAATGTAGCAGGATACAATTGCGCCTTTTTGCCAGTAGATTCTCCAAGATCTTTTGATGAAACAATGTATGTTTTAATGTGTGGTACTGGAGTTGGCTTTTCCGTTGAGTATAAATACATTAATAAGCTTCCTGCCGTTCCAGAATCTTTGGAAAAATCTACTACTGTAATAACTGTAGAAGATTCAAAACAAGGATGGGCAAAGGCATATCGTGAATTACTTGCATTACTTTGGTCTGGACAAATTCCAGCCATAGATATTTCTAGAGTTAGGCCAGCAGGAGCAAGACTTAAGACAATGGGTGGAAGATCATCTGGACCGCAACCTTTAGTAAATCTTTTTGATTTCACTATTGCAAAATTTAAAAACGCAACTGGTAGAAACCTTAAGCCAATTGAGTGTCACGACATTATGTGTAAAATTGGAGAAGTTGTGGTTGTAGGTGGCGTTAGACGCTCCGCAATGATTTCACTTTCAAACATTAACGATATAGAAATGGCACAGGCAAAATCTGGAAATTGGTGGGAGCAAAATTCACAACGTGCCTTGTCAAACAATTCCGTAGCATACTCTCGTAAACCAGAAATGGAACAGTTTATTGCAGAATGGAAATCATTATACGATTCCAAGTCTGGAGAGCGTGGTATATATAACGTAGCTGCAGCGCAAGCGCAAGCTGCAAAGTTTGGTCGAAGAGATCCAGACATTCATTATGGAACTAACCCATGTTCTGAAATTATTTTGCGTCCATATCAATTTTGTAATCTTTCAGAAGTTGTATTGCGTGAAAACGACACTAAAAAAGATATTGAGCGTAAGGTAGAACTAGCAACTATTCTTGGGACATGGCAATCGACCCTTACAGATTTTAAATATCTTAGAAAAATTTGGAAAGACAATACAGAAGAAGAAAGACTTCTTGGAGTTTCTTTGACTGGACAATTTGGTCACAAGTTTATGTCTGGTAAAGAAGACCTAGTTGCACTAGAAGCATTCTTGACCACACTACGTGAAAAGGCAAGAGAAGTAAATAGAGAAGAGTCTGGGAAAATTGGAATTCCTGAGTCTGCAGCAATTACATGTGTAAAACCTTCTGGAACAGTGTCTCAATTAGTTGGGGTATCTTCAGGGATGCATCCTTGGCATTCACCATATTATGTTCGTACAGTTCGTGGTTCAAAGGGAGATCCAATTTCAACATTTTTAAAAGAAGTTGGAATTCCAGTTGAAGATGATGTAATGAAGCCAAACGAAACTTATGTATTTTCATTTCCAGTAAAGGCACCAGAGGGTGCAATTGTTAGAAACGATTTAACTGCAATTGATCATTTAAATATTTGGCTTGTATACCAACGTGCTTGGTGCGAACATAAACCTTCAATTACAGTTTCTGTAAAAGAAGATGAATGGATGGAAGTGGGGGCATGGGTTTATAAAAACTTTGATGAAGTTTCTGGCATCTCATTTCTGCCTCACTCAGAACATACATATAAGCAAGCTCCATATCAAGAAATTTTAAAAGAAGAATATGATGTTTTAGTAGCAAAAATGCCTAGCAATATTCGCTGGGAAGATCTGTCATTTTATGAAACAGAAGACGGAACTTCAACAAATGCCACTCTAGCCTGCAGTTCAGACGGTAATTGCGAACTTGTAGATATTTCAGCTTAGTGGTAAACTTATAGGATTGGGATAATACCCAAAATTCATGGGCACACCGCCCACGAGGAGATGATAAAAAATGGCTATCAAAAACTTTGATAAAGCTGATTTAAATAAAGATGGGAAAGTGACTATGCAAGAGCAAATACTAGCAGCACTTGGAACATACGGAAGAGCATTTTTGGCAGCAGCCACCGCTCTATATATGACTGGCAATACAAATCCAAAGGATTTAATTGCAGCTGGAGCAGCAGCAGTTGCCCCAGTAATTTTAAAGGCCCTAAGCCCAAGCAACAAAGAATTCGGATTTGTGGCTAAATAATTATTAGTCAATTGGGAATGCCCTTATGCTAAAATAGTGTAAGGGTATTTTCTTTTTAGGGGTAAAAAATGGCAGCTCAAAAAAATTTTCAGGTAGACGAAAACGCAACGTTTACTTTTGAGTTGCAATATCTTGACGAAGATAATCAGCCCATACAATTAAATCACCACACAGCAAAAATGCAAGTAAGAGATACCCAAGGTGGAAAAAAATTAGCCTTTAGTCTTTCAGAAATAGATGGAATAACAATAACACCCTCACTTGGAAAACTTTCAGTTTCTATTTCAGCAGATAGAACAAAAAAACTTTTTTATCCAAAATCTGCTTATGATTTAGTTTTAGTTGACCCTAGTGTAAATGTAACAAGATTATTAGAAGGATATTTAACATTAAATAGGGCGGTAACACTATAATGGCAACCCGCCTAATTGTTACCGAAAATAACCCCTTAGTAGTAGTAAGAGCTTCAGGCTCTCCTGGAAGAACAATAATTAGTGGAGAAGGTAATCCAGCCAATTCTTTAGGCGTACCTGGAGATTTTTATTTTGATACCTTAACAACAAGATTTTGGGGACCAAAATCCCCTACATCAAATACCTGGAATGTAGAAAAAAGCTTTGTTTTAGATAAACAGGTATCTTTCATGTATTCTTGGGAGCTAGCCCAATTAACTGGGCCAGTAAATGGGGTGTATTCAGTAGTAATAAACCACAATTTGCTTTTCCACCCAAACGTATCTGTTAAATCAAGCTCAGGTGATATACTGGAAACAGGTATAGACTATAATAGTACTAGTAGACTAACATTGACAATGGCCCAGCCATTTTCGGGGACAGCATACCTGTCCTAAAAAGGAGATAAAAAAATGGCAAGAAAATTTTTAGTTAGTATTGATCTCAACAAAAATGAGTTGCTCAATGCTAGAATTCAAAACTTAGGCGCAGCACCAAGCAACCCAGTATCAGGTCAAATTTATTTTAATACAGCAGACAACACATTATACTTCTATAATGGATCTTCTTGGATCCCAGCTTCTGGTTCGCTAGAAGTAATTACCGATGCAATAGGGTCTTACGTAGAAGGCGGAGTTGGCTTAACAAAATCATTTAACGACACAACAAATATAACAACAATAGATTTAGATGATACTGCAGTAACAGCTGGAACATATGGATCAATTACAAAAGTACCAACATTTAC